CCTTCTGCTTCTTGTTGTTGGCCATGCTGTTGTTGTTGTTATTTCTTTTTGCGAATATGGGATCCCCCAGCAATTGGGCGACTGTACATCCGCGCGAACCGTGGGCCGACCCGTGCAGTCTGTCGGCATTTACTACGTGGGAAACGTAGACTTAGCACGGAAGTATTAAGGCAGTTGCCACCGTTTTGGGCCATTTAATCGCGCGAACCCCATGGACTGTTTAAGACTGGCCCAGTCCCCGAGTTTAAGGCCTTCGGAGGCCACCATTCGCTAGAGGCAGGCATTCCACCATGCCCGCGTCCAATCAACATCCACGTCACACTCAAACGGGTTGTTGATGAACCAGGATTCCATCAAACGCTGCTCTGCCGGTGAGATTCCAAAAGCCCGGCAAAACGACGCTCGACAGGTGCCCGAAGGCTCCCGGTCCGCGCGCTTGCGACACCCGGCAGAGAGTTGTTTAAACCCCTCACCAAGCATCGCACTACGTGCCCCACGCACGCCACTATCCATCCAGCGGTACATGGCACCGATGACGGGCAGGTCACTCGCAAGTGCCAACCCCCCCGATGCCACGGCCCCGCGCTGTGCACGTATCTCCGCTGCGTTGAGCATCTTTGTAGCCAAGAGGTCTTTGGCAATGCTCGTTCGCGGGTCGCGCACGGCGCGGTATCCATCGTCTGTGTAGATGGTGCGCGTTTGGCAGAAATCGACGTGTTCGAGCTCGTACGACGGCGGCTCCACAATCATGGTGAACCCACGATTGAGAAACCAGGCTGGTAATGTTGCAAGCTGTGCGAGGCTACCCTCGTTCATAAACAGCACACAATCATCACCGTTGTTGAGCAACTTTGCGTCAATCCCGTACTGCTCCAGGTAGGAGTATACGAGACCGCACATGATGATACAGTTACCCATGCCCGTGTTCATGTCCCCACTCATGCGACATCCGACCGTCTTGTAAACAATCTTCTTATCGCCTTGGTAGGACACTCCCTCGTTGTACAGCTGCCATTGCAGCAGCTGTGCGAGCTCGGCATCCCGGAACACTCCGTTATAGAGTGAATGTTCCCAATCCAGGATATCTACGCTACAGTGTTGGTCAAAACGTGACGCATCGATCGATACTGCGACCGGGCGTGAATAGCTGGACCACTTCTTGTACATGAGAGCGCCCACACTATCTGCGTTAAGCCCTTTGGAAATGGTTTTCTCTCCAAAGATACGC